AAAGAGCAAAACTGTTTTTGAGTCTATCATTCTATTGTGCATGAGTAAAATCAGTTTTACTTTTATGAAATTTAGGTATTGGTTTGAAGTGAAGCATCGAATCAACTTCAACAAGAATACCTAAATCTGGTAAATAAAAATCGTATCTTAAAATTCCACCTTTTAATTCGGGAAAAGTCTTTTCTCTAACATATCTAACTCCAGCAGATATAAAGATCCTTTCAAATTTATCTTCTACCTTACTCATATATTAAAGTAAAGTTTAAGATACGATATTACAGTTTTAGAGAGATCTGAGTTGTTCGATACTACATTCACGCCAAGGTTTATCTGGCCGCCAGCCCAACATTTTTCCATGACGAAGCGCGCCATCTGGTGTTAACTGCATTGCGCCAACTTCGATTACACGATGAATATAATCTTTATAATTGGCTTTTACTTCATCAGTTAATCCACTTAGATAACCAATACCAACTTCTTTATCTCCATCCATCACACCAATTTCCAGACTACCAGCCCAGCCATTGTAATATGGTTTTGTAACTGCGGTATAAGTTTTATTTTCATGAACAACATCAAAGTAATGGCTACCAATTGGAATACGTTCATCTGTATATGTATCAACCCAATATTGCCAATTTTCAATTTCTTTTCCATTATACAATTTAGTAGGCGCCATAGCTTTACCAGTAAAGAAACAGTCAATTGACTCTTTTAGCTCTTTCTTAATCTTTAAAGTGGTTTTACTTGGACGTTTTCCTGGCTCATATAGTGCGTCTTCCTTTGTAATTACAATACCTTCATAATCATTCGCAAGTAAAGTTTGAAGTAAATCCCAAAGTTCTTGACCAGTTTTATATTCTGCATATTCAATATAAGGATTAATCCATTTATTGCCAATGTCTTTTAAAAAGCTAAATCTTTCTTTCGCGGAAGTTTTTAGCCAAGAATTATTATCAAATGCAAGTATATCAAAAATATAATAATGCATTTTATTTTCATCTTTTTCTTGTCGTTCAATGGCTTTTTTAACAAGACAGTTCATAATAGAAGTTGTATTATTAGACCCTTCATGATTAACCCAATATACTTCTCCTAAAAAACAACACCCATTTGGAAGATTCTCAGCCCATTCATGAAGATGAGGAAGATGATCCCATTTATCAATATATTCTCCACTTACTGACTTTGAACGGCCACGTAAGGTAATATTACCATCTTCATCTTTCAAAAAAACATAAAGCGCCCCGTCCACTTTACGTGCTCCTAGCCAAGAACCACTAAAAATTCTATTAACTGTTTCCTGCTTTCTTTTTTCTTTTGACCATGTTGACGGCGGTTGCCAATATTTTTGGCAATCAAGTTCGGCAAAATTATAATTATCTATATAACCTTTCATAAATTACATTTCCCTTTCAAAAAAGACCAATTAATATTATTAAAATTAATATATGAAATTTTAATTAAATTTAAATTATTTTTCTAGCAATAGTCTTCTTTTAATCTATCATTCTCCTAAGTTTTTTGTAAATGTTCTTCTGTATTCCATCCAGCCCATTTTTGATTCTCATCAGAATAAAAATGCTAATTACCCTAATATTCAATTAAACATTTAAGAGAATTATCATCATTCAATATAGCAAAATCAAATCTTAATTTTCCACCATTAAGAGAATATAAATCATCAAATATATACTATTTTTTATATTTGATATTATGTTCCTATAATATATTTTCAATCTTATATTCACCTTTAGATATTAAACATCCACAAGACATTTTATGTCCACTTCTTAGTGAAAAAGTAGATGAATATGTTATATTACCACAATCACACTAACATTTCCAAATTGGCGCTTCATGTGGTTGTTTAATATATTCTAACACAATTAATTTGCCAAAACGCTATCCTATTAAATTAAGTTTAGGTTTAGAGTTAAGACGGCAACCACAAGACTAGGAAGTCCCATCTTTTAAAGATTTTCCCCAAACAACTTTCTCTTTTCCACACTAACATTTACATAACCAATAGGTTCCATTATTTTTAGTAGTATCTGGCTTTGGACGTCTTTCAAGTACTGTCCATAATCCAAATATCTGTCCTGTTAAATCTTCTGCTTTTTCTTTTGACCGTTCTCGCTATAAACAACCACATGATTGAGTAACACCACTAGAAACTGCATCTGCTCTAATAATTTTTATATTGCCACAATCACACTAACATTTACAATATGTACGAGAATTTTTCTTTAACATTTCTAAAACTACTAATCTACCAAAACGCTATCCTGTTAAATCCATAATCATAATATTGTTCCTCCTATAGCTTCATAGATAAGTAGCTTACATCTAATATTACTATACTTTTTGGATGATTATATATAAATTATACCATAAAATTAACTAAAAAGCGAATTTACAAAACGTTTAGCTTCTTCATATAACTCAGTCAAATCGCCATCATTATTAACAGTCCAATCATATTCATAATTAAATACATTTTCATCTGCATGATTAGAAGTTTCTACTTCTTCATCGCCCGGCCGCCGAATAAGTAAAGTAATAGCATTTAACTTATTCTTTAGTTTCTCAATATGCTCTGGTTCTCTATCATCAACAAACAAAATGTGTGGATGATTCCCAACATTATAATAAGCCAAATCATCTTCCCAACCTCTTAAATAAAGAAGAATATCATTCATTGGCATATTATTATACTCAGTAAATATATCTTTCAAATCGCTAAGTAATTTGCGGCCGGCCGCATCTTTAACTCCATCCCAACCGCCTTCTTTTGCGATTTCTTTTATTCTATCAACAGTAGAACGTTTATTGCAATATGCATTACCAACAACTCTACCACACATATTTTCAAAAGTTGTCTTACCAACACCAGGCTTTCCGTTAACAATTACAACTCTTAATCCATTTCCAAAACTCATTTTATCTCCTTAGAAGGCGCGCGGCCCATTTATTAAAAGGTTCGTCAAAGAAAATAATATTTTCTTCATCTATCTGTAATCCACCTTTAATATTTTCAATTACATCTACCCAATTAGTTCCATCATTCAACCAAAGTTGCATCCAATCTTCATTTTTAAGAGTAGAAATATCATTGTCCATTTCTTCTACATCGCACTTATAAAACTTTGCTTTTACATAGTAATAATATATATTAATAAGTGTATTAGTAATCAGAATATTCTGTACAGTATCATTAATTTCAAATAAATATTTTAATGCTTCAACTTGTCCATGAATATAACTCATATGAGTATCAATAAAATACTGCTTTTGATCAATCTTACGAGTTATAGAACTTCGATTATCTCTCCAAATATATGTTGGCTCACTCATAATCCCAAGTTTTGTAGTTGAATTCCATGCAACTGCATTAAAATAAGCATCTTCATCAACTCGCAAACCAGGTAAAAAATTAATATGTTTATCTCTTAAATATTGTACTTTATAAATCTTTCCATGAAACCAAGTTATTAAATTATCATCTGCTGACATAAAACGGTCTTCAATATTTTTATTTTCTCGAATAAAACTTGATCGTAATATATCGTAGTCTCGCGCTTTAGCATATTCGTATAAGATTCCGACTGCGCGCGGCATAAGCATGTCATCAGCATCTAAATACATTAAATGACTTGCTTGGGTTGTATCCAAAACTTTTTGGCGCGCCGCCCCTGGACCACCATTGGTTTTACTATTAATCACACGAATTTTAAGCCCGCGCGCTCTATATGTATTAATTATATCAGTATAATCTTCTCCATCACCGTCAATAGACAAACAAACAAAAAATCTTTTATAAGTCTATGATACAAGAGAATCTAAAGCATTGGACAAAGTTTCTTTTGCTTTATATACTGGAATTCCTACTTCAACCATTTTTACTCCTTTAACTTACCCTAACATTAAGACAATCGCAACGATTACCGCGAAATTTTCTACTATCATCATTTTTAACTTGACATTTTTCTCCTAATAAAATACATCTAAACTAATGATCGTCAAGCTCTTTTGCAAACCAACAGCCACTTGGCCTTTGTGGGTATTCTGTTACCTATATTCTAAAATCCATACTTATCCCCAGTATTCATCATAAATATCTTCAACAATTTTTTCTTCTTTTGCAAAATGACGACAAACTTCTTTTGCAAATAACTTTGGCTCAATTAAAAAAGCATCAACGTTTCCATTCATCTTTTTCACATGATTCATTTTCATTATATACCTAATATAAAGAAAATCAATCCAAGAACAATCTAAATAAAAATCTTCATATCCAGCCGCAACACTAAAGACGTTCATAATTCGTAAAAACCAAAGATTCGTTTTATCTTTTCTACTAAATTTTTTAATTCCAAGTGGTTGTTTTCGCTCTTTAGAATTCCATACAAGCCATCGTGCTGCCATCGTATTTATCTAATCAAATAAGTCTAAATTTTCATTTATTGGCATAATGCGCCTCCTATCTATTTCTATCTTTTATTATATTATACCATATTTCTCAAAAGAAATCAAGTTTTTGGATATAGAATAGTATATTACCTACTTTATATAGAAGAGGTGATAAAAAATGAGTCGTAGAAATAATCGTCAAAAAGTGGAGGAAAAACCAGTGGACTACTTAGATGATTTAGTTAATACATCTATTACACAATCAATTGAAGACCAAAAAGAAATT